TTTTAATTGAAAATTATTCTGTTGATGATATAAGAGAAGAAGTTTTAAAATTGATAAAATATATTAAAGCTCGTTCTGAAAAAGATTTTATATTCAAATATACCGCAGCAAATGGATTAAAAAATATAACTAAAAACGAAGAAGGTATATATATTTCTAGTAAAGGTCATATTCAAATGAAAATAGCTATGTTTTGGTATAATTTTTTATCAAAAAATAAATTAGAACAAGAATACAAATTACCATTTGAAGGACAAAAAATGATGTTTTATTATGGTAAAGATGGTAAAGTTGTTGGCATACCAGATGATATTGATATTAATAATATACCTAATTTACCTGAACCTGATTGGAATAAAATGTTAAATCAAATATTGGTTAAATCAATATTAAAATATATTTCTCCAATCGATAATAAAAAAATTACTGATAAAACAATAGAAAGTTTTTTGTTAAATGTAAAACAAATAAATATATAATAATCAAAACAAATTTAAAAAATATCGATATGTCATCTAATCTTATAAATTATTTAGGAAAAAATTCTTACCCATCAATAGTTAATCAAATTGTTGAAAAATTAAATGATGCACAAAATACAGCTAATTCATTAGTTGGAAAAGAATTATTACAAAAAACAATTTCAGTATTAAATGAATCTGTAACTCCTATGACAGATTTAAAAGAATTTACAACTAATGCTGAAATATTAGCTAAAACAGATGCAACATTTTCAGATATTTTAAATTTCATATCTAAAGAAGTTAAATCTGGTGATTTGAATTTTTTAGTTCATATGGCTAAGGAAGAACATTTTAAAAATATGTCAAGAGCAGGATTTCCAGATGTTAAATCAACAATAAAAGATATTGAAGAACATTTTGGTGAACCTTCATCTATAATTGAACAAGCTATCAAAAATGGTATTTTTGATAAATTACAATCAAACTTAATGATGGATTTAAAATCATCTTTAGTTGATGATGGAAAAACAAAATTAGTTGACCCTAATGATGTTGTTAAAATTAATGAAAATTCAACATTAATAAATGATAATTTAATTCAATATTCACCTATTGGAATTAAAATGGAAGATTCTAAAAATAATAGAACTTTATTATTAACTGAATCTGATGTTTTATCATTTGATAGAGTTGAAAATACTTTTAATAGATTAGCTACTGAAGAAATATTATCATTACAAATACCTGATTCTCATAAAAAAATGATGTCAGCTATACAAGAATTAGTTTATAATCCAATAAATAATACTTTTAAATTAGATGGTAAAGATTGGGATATAACTCCAATTTTGACAGCTACTGGAGATATTCTATTAAAAAATGATGAAAATGAAATTCAAGTTGATAAAAAAGAATTACCAGATTTATTATTAGAATCAATTAATTTATATTCTCAAAAAATTCCAAATTTTGATAGAAATAAATATTTGAAAGATGCTGATAATTTTATTATGTTAGTTGAAAATCATTCAAAAATGATTTTAATTGATGAATTAAAAGTTATTCGTAATTTAAACGAAAATAATAAATATGTTATTATTGAACCTAATTCACAAAAAACACCTAAATTAATTGGGGGTACAGGTTTATCAACATCACAATTATTTGAAAGTTATGTTAATCTTAATAATAAATGTAATGATATTTTGGGATATAAATTAACAGGTTTATTTGAATCTCAATTAGAACAAGAAAAACAATTTACATCTGAAAAATTTGAAACATTACAAGATTTAAGACAAAAACAACAAGAATTAAATCAAACAATAAATGAAGTTAAAACAACATTACAAATTGCTGAAGAAGGTTCTCCAGCTTATGAAAAATTAAATGAAAATCTTAAAAATTTAGATGTTGATTTAGAATCAAATATTGAAAAAATAAATTATTATCAAAATAATCATAAATTATATCAATAATGAATAAAAATTATTATGTAAAACCTGATGATTTTCATAATGAATATTTATTATCAATTGATAAAAACGAACCTACACATAAATTATTGTTAATGTTCGAAAAAATAGCTAAAAAATATTCAACAAAATTCAGAGGTAACAAATTAGATATAGATTCATGTGTAAGTTATGCTATGACAGAAGCTTGGAAAAAATGGAAAAAATATGATAATGAAAGGTCAAATAATATTTTTGCATTTTTTACTCAAATGATAAAAAATGATATGGCACAACATCATAATAAAATATTTCATAAAAAAGAATTACATGTTAGTATAGATTCTTTATTTGTAAATCAAAGAGATTGTTAAAAATTCAAGGACAAAATGAAATTTCATTTTGTCCTATAATTATTTTAAAAATAAAATAAATGTTAAATCCTTTAGTTGATAAATTTACAATAGAATTTGGTTCAGCTTTTTTCGATAATGAAATAGCTAAAAAATATGATAATTATTTATTTCACATGAATGGACCTATAAAAGATATTAAATCACATATTCAGGAATCTATTCAATTAGTTTCTATACCTGGATTTAATTTGAATCCATTACAGATTACTGGAATGAATAATATGAAAAATACTAATTTTCAATCACCAGGAGTAAAACCAAATAATTTCCCACATACAACAATTAATAGACAATATTCAGGAACATCAAATCAAAATGATATATTAGAAAGTCAAATTGTAAATATAACATTTAGAAATACTTTATTAAATTGGATGTATATTTACGAAATTTTCCATAATTCATATTTAAGAACCCGTACATTAAAAGATTTTCAAATTGTAATAACATTAAATGATGCTGCTGAAATACCAATGATGCAATTTATTTTTAAAGATTGTTTCACATCAAATATACCTGGATTAGAATTTGCTTTTAATTCACAATTTAGAGAATCTAAAACAATTGATGCTGGATTTAGTTTTAATGGATTAGATTCTAATTTTATTTTACCTGAATTTAAAGTAAATAAATTAATATTATAATGGAAGAAGATGTAAGTAAATATTATTTTGAAGATATTAGTGAAGTTATTATAACTGAATTTATTAAAGTTACTTCTGAAACTTATAATAAATTTGATTCAATAATGTTTAGTTATTATGGTGATAAAGCTATGGAATATTTACCAATAATATTAAGTTTTAATAATTTACCAGATATTACTGAAATTCCATTAGGAACAATAATAAAAATACCAGATATTAATAGTTTAATAACCCAATTAATAATTTTAGATGATAATGATGATTTAATTGTACAAGGGGTTAATAATTTAATTATTGATAGAAAACAATTTGCTGAAAATAAAAATCAAACAATTGCATCACCAAAATTAAATATAACACTCGATAAAGTTAAATATGAACCATTAACAGGAACAATAACATATTAATATGGCAGTAATAATTGAACCTAAAATAATTGTTGAAAAAATTGAATTAAAAATCAATGAAAATGATGAAAATGCTGCTAAAAATACAGTAGATACATTAGGACCAACAATGCCAGTTGTTAAAATTAATGATTATATATTATCAATAGGTGAAGTAAAAGATTTTAAATTAAATATTGGAATTAATAAATTACCATCATTTAGTATTTCTGTTGATGATAATAATTATAGGATAAGAAGAGAATTAAAAAAATCCGATTTAGATAAAACAGTAATTTTTATTGGTTATAAGGATTGGTATATAAAATTTAATGGTATAATTTTATCTATACCTTCAGAAGCAGGAGATTCATCTTTATATTTAGAAGGTAAATTTTTTAATCCTAAATTATATGAATCAATACAAAAATCATATAACGAAAAATCAATAACAGATGTTTTAAAAGATATTTGTACATTAACTGATATGGGATTATTTACAATTGAAAATGAAAGTTTATCAAATGTTTTAGATTTTAATCTTAATACAAATAAAAAACACTTAATATATTTTGATTGGTTAATTAAAAATTATACTAATAATATATGGTCTGTTGATACTTATGGTTATTTTCATGTTGCTGATATTGAATCTTTAAGAAAACAAAAAATAGATAAATTTAGTATTTTTGATGGTAAAAAAGTTTCAGAAAAAGATATAATAATAACAACAGATAATTATTATGCAAATGAAGAAACCAAAGATAAATTTAAAGTTGAATATTATACAATAAATTCAAATATAGGTTCAGTTATTGTTAATAATAATAAAGATTATGAAATTCAAAGTTCTGGATTAAACTCAGAAATTAAAAAATTAAAAAGTAATGCACTTGGATTTAGTAGTGAATCTAATAATACATTTGACCGATTTTTAAAAACAACTTTTACTAATTATTTAGATATTATAAATAAAGATATTGGTGGAAAAGTTATAAGTTTATCAATGTCAGATTTAATATATGAAATAACACCATTTTCAATAGTTAAATTAGAAGTTTTTTTACCAAAATTAGAAGGAACTAAAATATTATTAGATGAAGAAAATTCTGGTAATAAAATTGTTATAAATTACAGTTTTGAATATAAATCAGCTGGAGGAGAAGAGGAAGAAAAATTTCCTAAAATAAGACAATATATAGATTTAATATAAAAATATTATGGAAAATAATTTATTAGACGTAATTAACATTTACGAACCAATTATAAAAAAATTTAAAGGAAGAAGTGATGTTTTAAATGGTTGGGGAATTGCTTGGAAATCAAGAAATGATTTAACACCTAAATTTGAAAATGTACCTTATGGAATAGGTGATGGTCTTGGAACTACAGGTTGGTGTGTTTCAGCTTCTGAATCATTATTATTAGATAAAGTATTTCAAACTAATTTAATTTTCCGTAATGCAAAAGCAAAATTAATATCAATTGATATTAAAGAACAATATTATGGGTTTTGTTATAATGGTTCACAAAATAAATGGCATACAGCTATTTTAGTTGAAGATTCAGGATTCAAATTTATTATTGATATAACTTGTAGACAATTTGGTAATGATTTTGTTGAAAAAGATATATGGGATTTTAATACTTGGGAATCTAAATTACGTTCACCATTATGTAAACATTTAATTACAGATTTTGATAATAAACATAATTTAATAATGCCTATTAATGTAAATGAAACAAAATCTGAATTTAATTCAGCACTCATGTTTAATACATTAAAAGATATTACTACTATAACTGATTCAGAAAGGTCAATATTAACAGATTTTTTCTTAAATAGATATATGGAAATTAATCAAAAATTGATATTGAAAAATATATCAACTTTCGATTATAAATATTTATCAGATTTAACAAAATTATTAATGAATCTTCCTTTTAAAAATTTAGACAAAGGATATTCAATAATGGAATTTGCAACAAAAAAATCAGCATTAAATTGGATAGAATTATTTTTAAAAAATGAATCACAATTACCAACATATATGCTGGTATCAGATAGTTTAAATAAATCTTGTGATGTTAATAATATTAATTTTGATTCTGTAAATTCTTCAAAAACATTAAAACCATTAAGTGAAAATACTTTTGTAGTATTTGAATTTGATTCATTATTTGGTATTAATTCAGAATTTTTTGTAAATACTGATATTTTATTACCACATGGAATTGAATTACTTATTAAGAAAGAAAATATTTTTAATTCAGGTAAGTTAATTTCAGATAATAGAGAAACAAATACTATTATTATTAAGGTTGAATCAATGTAATTATGAAAAAAATATATATTTTATTTTTGTTTTGGAATTTATTGGGAAATTCACAAGTTATTGATAGTGTTTCAATAACTTGTGATACTATTAAACATGAATATTATACAAATTATTATTCATTTGAAAATAAAAATCCCTTATATATTGATTATAATTTATATCCAAATTATTACAAATATACAAAAAATAACTATCAATCATTTTTTGTAAGTGATAAAAATTATCTAAAATTAAAAAATATATCAAAATATTATAAAAATTCTGGATATGATAGAGGTCATTTATTTCCTGCTGAAGATGGAGAATTTAATATAAATGCTTTTTATGATACATATTTAATAACAAATATGGTTCCACAATTACCTGAATTTAATAGAGGTATTTGGAAAAAATTAGAATTAAAAATTAGGAAACAATCAAAAAAAGATTCATTACAAATAATAACAGGTTGTGATTTACATAATGAATTATTATTTAAAATTGGAGAAATATCAATACCAAATTATTTTTTTAAAATAATTATTAATTTTAATAAAGAAACTTTTGATATATATTATATACCAAATAAAAAATCTAATTTATCATTAAATAATTATTTAATAAAAATTGATGAATTTGAAGAAAAAACAGGAATTTATATAAATAATAAATATGAAAAATGGAATTAAATCATTTGGTCCACAAAAAAATTCCAGATTTCGCCAAGGAACATTTGACCGTTATGAACCTAAAAAATTTGTAGGTTCTTTACCAATAATATATCGTTCATCTTGGGAATTAAAATTTATGCAATTATGTGAATTTAATCCAGAAGTTATTTCATGGGATTCTGAATCAATAATGATTCCTTATACTATGAAAGAATTTGTTAAAGGTAAATTTATAATTAAAAGACATAATTATTATCCAGATTTTTTTGTAATATTAAAAAACGGTGATAAGATATTAATAGAAATAAAACCATTAAATCAATCACCAAGAAAAGAAAATCAAATATTTAGAGACCCTACTCAATATAAAAATGCACGTAAATGGAAAGCTGCATTAGAATGGTGTAAACAAAATGGTTATCTATTTAGAGTAATAAATGAAACACATTTAAAAACAAAAATATTTTAAAATGAGAACTAAAAAATATAATGATGGTTATTTATTACATCAATTAAAATTTAATGAAATTTCAACTTTTTTGAAATTACAAATACCTGCATCATTAATATTTATAAATAATTCAAATGATGAACATGAAATTATTATTAAATTATTTGATAGACAAATAATTGGTAATAAAAAAATGATTGAAATTGAAATTGATGAAATTTCAGATTTATTGGAATATGATGAATTATTTGAAAAAATTAATGAAATTGTTTCAGAAGGTTATTTAACATGTGTTTATATTGAATCAAAAATATTTTCATTAAAAGAACCATTAATTGCTATGGTTCCTAATATTAATATTTCTGTTATTAATTCATGTGTGTATATAGATTATAATAATAATACGTTTGAAATTATTAATAAACCATTTCCAAATAAAGATTCAGATAAAATGTATTATTTTGAATTGAATGATACTATTTTAGGATTTTCTGAAAATGGACCAAAATTAATAACAGATAATCCAGGAATTAATTCAATAGAAGATGTAATTGGTAATTAAAAAAAAATGGAAAATAATATTAAACTCACAAATTTTACAAAATCCAAAGAAATTCGTTCATTTTTAGAAAGACAATTTCCACAGGAATTTAACATGATAGTTAATGGTAAATCAATAACAGCTGTTAAATCAATGAATTTAATTTCATTGATTACAAATACATTTAAAAATTATCCATCATTTAGAATTTATTTTACAGGATATACAAAAGATGAATTAGAATCCATAGTTAATTTAATTAATACTATGGATATGAATTCTCCAAATCCAATAAGAACTAAAATTGCTTCAAGTTTATCTACTGATGAATTAAAGGATTTTATTGCTGATATTTTTGAATTAGAAGATACAAGAATAAAATTACCCAAATCTAAATTTGGAAATAAACCAGGATTACCAAGTAATGTTTCTTATTGGTTAAATGGAAATGGTTATCATTGTTTAGAAGATGCAA